CCGGGAAAGTATCTCAGATAATTACAACAATAAATCTTGGTTTGAAACGGATGGTGCTGCACGTTAGCTGCCGTAACTCTGTGCACAACTCCCTCTTCATCATCATCATCTTCAAAGGAAGTGAACGAAGGACCAAGAACTGAATATTTGGTTTCCGCATCCTGGAGTGGACGGTAAAACCTTAATCCATTGAACTTGATCTCGATGGCAATTCCGGCATACTGGGTGGGTTCCAAACCTCCGATGGAGGTCCATTTCTCAACAAGAACCATGTAAGGAGCAACGGCATTGTAATTGAGTTGAGTTGTATTACTCGTTGTTCCTAAAACAGGATCAGTTCTCAATGCGTTGGCAAAACTTATCCATGGCACTGAGATGCGAACATCACCACCAGTTATAGAAGCGACGGTGGTGTAGATAGCAGTTTGAGAAGAAACTCCTTCCAGGTCATTGAGAGTCGTGTAGACACCTGCACTAACCAAAGAAGGTCTGACGATTGAAATCCGAACCTGTCCAGCTGAAAATTTAGTGGTGTTAAACATAACAACCAAATCAACTGAATCACAGTTCCAATACGAATTCAAATGAGCCATTTTCCCTGAAGGAAGCGTTCTGAACGTGACGTTGGTTGAAGTGGCAGGGGCGTCTTGTGATGTGAGAACCGAAGGACATAAAGGCCATGCACCAATTGCACCTGGTAAAGCTGCACCAGCAATGGTAGTGTTTGCCAACAAAGCAAACCTGTTACCAAGCCATGCATATTCCAGTGGGTTATCATTGGTGTCGACCATTCCGGGTTGACAAAGTGCATCTGCAGTACCAATGGCAACAGACATGTCTGGACTGATACCGGTCATTCCGGTTGATGCAGCCCAAGGTCCATAAGGTCCTTCAAAAGGAGGGTGAACAGGAGCAGAAAGTCCAAAAATTGACAAAACCTTCCCAACAACTTTCCCTGCTGTTTTGACTGTTTCACCAATAACTTCAGCTGCTCCTTCAACAACACCAGATTCCAAAGTGACATCAACTATCTCAAACGTAGCCTTGGTGGCACGTCTGGAATCCATAATTGCATCCCTTCTTTGATCGGAATGTTTAATGGCAGAAGGTGTGTCGATCTTCATCTCACTGTGTTGGTTGTAATACCTGTAGAGTTCGTCTCTAACCTGCTCATCCAAATGCATGCAAACTTCGTCCAAATAACTCTGCTGGACATCTTTATGCCACGTCACAGCATCAGTGGACTTCGGGCGATAGTGTATCCGCTTCTTAATCGAAGAAATGACAAGTGGAGCATAAACCTTGTCGTCATAAGAAACGAAACCACGCTTGAGGAACGTCACTTCCCCACCAAACAAATCTCTGAAAGATGAATGATCTAGACCATATGTAGTCTTCCTATCATCGGTCAAAT